TTACAACAACGTGTTTTGCCCCATTAAGTTTTAAACCCTATTTTCATTAGTACGCACCTTTTGCAATCCTATTACCTCAATCTAATCAAAAATAGAGGGCTATACATTGTATAACCCTCATTCAAAATTAACACATATCTGATGACAGTTCAGCGGTAAAAGCTGGTATAACTACATTCTCTAAACCGCTTGTTGGGTAATTAGCTCCGTCTAAGCATACAAATGATAATATTATTTTTCTGTTAATAACGTTAAACCTTACGCTCATAGCTCTGTTTTGACCGTCACTGAAATGTCCAAAACACGTTGTTGTAAAACGGCAACCATTATAACTATCATCACCACAAATATAACCTTTATCAAATGTAAAAGCTTCTAAATCAGCACCACCATAAACATCTAAGGTTATAGGGTTTGTAATGTTAAATTTTAAAGCATCAAACCCCCAGTGTTTAACATTGTTATACATCCACTGCGTTCCTGTGTATTTTGTACCGCCAAAAGGTGTAATTTTATTTGTACCTTTAAATTCAAAGCTATAATACTTTTTAACTACAGATACATTACCACCGTTTATAGCTGAAAGTAAGTAACTAGCCAATAAGTTTTGACCTGTTTGTGTGATGTGAATATTGTCACTTCCAAATAGAGATAAGTCGTGCAGTATGAAATTGCAATTATCAATGAATCTTGCGCCGTAATTTCCACATCTACTATAAGCATCTTTTACACCGCTCATAATATATGGTTTAGCGTTCATTTTGCACCCAATCATACCAATTGATATTTGAGCGTTAGGAAATCTGCCTTTACAATAATCACAAAATATCTCAATCTGTGCTAATAGCGGGTTTATGTTATTGTAATCAAAACTACCATGTGCATCGTTATCGCCACCAAACACATAAATATCTGTAATAGAGTTGTCGTCAGGTGTAGTCAATTTTTTCATTGCTTCAATCCATCTAAATGCTGTTTCTGGCACATTAAACCCAAAGTTATTTCCACCACATATGAAGAAATTAGTACCTGTTGTTAGTCCCATTTTCTGCCTAATGATTTCAGTGAATCCTGTCACATGTCCATCTGGGTTCGTCCCGATACCAATACTATCGCAAGCAATAATAATTTTACGATTAGCACGGATCCCCTCAATTCCTTTAATTTTTTCAATTTCTTTGTTGATATTTATGATGTCACTGTCAACTTTTGTAAAATTATCATTTGTTTCTTTTTTAAAATCTGTAAGAGCTTTGTTTGTTTTCGTAATTTCATTAGAATTTGCACTGATATTGTTAGTATTAGTTGTGATATTTTTTTCAGCTTCTGAAATTCTAGTTGGAATTGTATCTGTTGTTTCATTTTCCACCATAACTTTATACAAGTTATTTGTATTAACTGTTTTCATTGTAACGGTGTCATAGAAACTATCACCGGTTGCAGGCATCGAATAAACTAAGTTAGCATCTACAACAAAATCAGTGCCATGAAAAATTTTCTTATCCGCTTTACTTTCTTCGTATTTGCGATAAATTTTTACATTATTATTACCATAAGCCTGTTTACTATTGTAAGAGTAATTATACATTACATTTACAACATTATTTTCACCACTAATAATCAAAGGGTTTTTAACTTCTTTATCGAGAATACAGTTGTCAATGATAGAATTATCACACCCTACATTTAAGAACGTTTTCCCTTTAACATCTGATATAGACTTAAACATAGAGTTAGTAAGTCTAACACCAGTACCAGTTAAGTTAGCTGATTCTACAACTGCACTTTCAAAATAACAATTAGAAATGTCAGACTGTACTTTAGAATTTAATTTTAGTAATGTATAGCCATCAGTAAAGAAACAGTTACTAATAGAACAGCTATCACAACTAACATCGATAATATCAACGTTGTTAACTTGTATATCACCATTACCGTCAAACCCTAACCCTGTTAATGAGAGATTTCTTAATGTACCGCTAATGATAGCATTTTTAACTCCACCTCTAATTACTACCCTAGTATTATACCTATCCTGTCCATACATTGATAAAGTATCATGTAAAGTTAATTCGCTAACTAAGTACGAACCGTTTGGGAAGAATAGAGTCATACCCTCATGCTGTGATGCATAATCAATGCAAGCCTGAATAGCTTGTGTATCATCTGCTGTTCCATCACCACTTGCAGGTTTTAACCCGCTAGGCGGAAATTTAACGTTAAGGTTATAATTTGCTAAAATTTGTGCGATAATAGCGTTAATATCACCACTTTCAATGTATTCCTTAATCTTTTTTTCAATATATTCTGGTATACCGTTTTGTGCTGTAATAACTTCATTAAGTTTGTTACAGACTTTAGATAATAGTTCGTAGTAACTTAAACTATCGTCATAAACCAATGGTAGTACCTTTTGGCAATAAAACCGTAATGTTTTTATAGTTTCATCCATGTTAAATTCCTCCTTTTACCACAATCCAAAAAATAGCTCATCAAATTCTTTAATAACTTGCATGTCAATATTCAAGAATGTTTCACGGTATTTCATGATTAGCGAACTGTAGTTTTCTGAGTTTTGTTTACCAACAATAGTTTCGATATAATCTTCTGTAGTGTCAACATTACCACTACTCTGTTCGCTATCTTTATAGGTACTACCACTTTTCTCGGTAGAATTACCACTCATACTCTCATTCCCACTATTTGAAGTGCTAATTTTTCTAGCGTCTGTCAGATAGGTCTGGTTATCAACACCAACTAAACCACCCTGTGGTGTATCACTGAACAAGTTCTTTTCTTCGCCGTTTGCACTACTATTCTTATTACTACTTGTTGTCTGTGTGTTGTTAATATCTCTACTTCCATTTCCGGTTCTATTGTCTGTACTTTTTTCGTTTTCAGTTCTGTTATGCTTTCTAGTTAAGTCAACATCATGGAACGGGTTAAACTTTAACTTAGCACTTTCATATAACTGATTGTAGTAAGGCATAATTTCTTCTAACTTAGTGTTAGCCCAAAGCTTCCAGATGCCTACAGTTTCACAGCAAATTTCTCTTAAATAATAGTGCTTTAAGATTTTACAACAAAGTATCTTTCTATAATCTTCATCAAAGAATGGTACTTTACTGGTAAAAATCTTGTCCCATGATTTTGATATAACTTCATCTACCGAGTTAAACCCAACACTTTCATCTAACCCACTATCAGTTTCACATATATACCTAACTTCTGTTGTGTATTTACTCATTTCCTGCACCACCTATCGTATCTGCACCTGGATCTTCTGGTTGATTATCGTCATCAACCTGCTGAAAATCTTCACGATAATTGACTTCGATATTTGTACCGAACATTTCATTTATTTTTTCAACAGCTTGCCTTCGTGTTTCTAACCTGCTATATCTGCTAGCAATTGTACCACCTTGGTTACGTGTAACTTCATCGGTTATCAATCTTTCTTTCTTCTGAATATTGATATTACTGATACCTAGATAAGTTAATGCTTCATTCCATATCTGTGTTTTTAACTGATACAGCTTATCACAAACATATGGTGCGTTAGTGCTAAGTGCTTTCAATGCGTTAATATCTAGATTCTTGTCGCCAAAAATAAAAGGTGCGTTTCCGTCATACTCTTTATATAAATTCAAAAGAGTAAGTCTTTGTTTCTCATTACCTAATACCAACACGGGCGTTTTCTGTGCGTTCGCATTGATGTCAATAATTCTGTCAATATTGTACAATCTTCGTGCAAACATTTCAACATCAAGAATACTGTTGCTGTGTAAATAATTATTCCAGATAATAACACTGTTATTATATTTTAGCAACTTCTGGTAATTATTATAACCACTGTACGCACGTCTAAGTAAAGGGTTACCATATACATCAAGTCTACCATTGACTATACAGTCTAAACACAAGTCACCTATCACTTCGTCTTTGAAATATACCATGCATCCCGTTTCAAATAAATGTAATTCCAGATATCTTGCATCAACTGTATCTGGCAGGTTCTTCCATTCAAACATGGATATTGCCAGTTCTGTTAACCTGTTCAAATACTGACGGTAAGTAAGATTATTCAGTATCATACTTTCGTCAAAAATGTCATGCTTTCTTCTTCCCACTTTATCACCACCTTATTACACTGGACTGTTATCTAAGTCATATCTACCAACTTCATATCCATTTTTCCAGAACGTCACACCATTGTCATAGATACTGCAAATTTTTTTCATGTCATCAGATGGGACACTCCCTGTCATTGTAGCACTAACAGTTTTTACATAGTTCCAATGTGGTCTACTGTTTCTATTCGGTATTTTTACTCTCTTAGTTGCATACCCAAACTTAGTAAAGAAATCGTCAATCATTCTTGCATACTGATGACTTACACTGATTCTACCGCCCCAAAAAGTTTTCTTTCCACTTGCAACATCAACGTTACCACTATGGATATTCCCTCTTGCCACGTCAGTCGCAATAGACGCTTTATACCCCTGCGATAAAAGATTCATTACAGTTCCAACTCCTGCTAGTACCCCTAGTGGTGGAAAACTTACACCTAAAGCAGACAACCCTAGAGCAGATGCACCTGCCGTAGCTGTGGTTGCTAATGGGAGTGCGTTCTGTGCTAGCCATGCTTTGAAAGAATCAGTAGACCAACTGCACATTGGATAATCGTCAAGTATCAATGATTCACCGTTAAGAGTTGTACCAACCTTACTGCCCTTGTACCCGTTTGGTCTTAATGCTACTTGTACTGGCATTGTAACTGGAACATCAACGTGAAGTGCTACAGTTAAATTGTTAAAAAATTCATATCTAAAACTGGCAGTAGATTTTCCGTTTTCTACTGATAAATAGTTATATGGGTAAGTGTACAGTTTATTGTTTTTAGGCTTGTACCCGTCAATAGTATCATTTGTTGTCAAGGCAGGAACAGAAATGTCAAACCCAAAAGCACCTTTTGAAAACAGTAATTGCAACCCGTCATCTGGAATAGCTTGACCAGTAGCGATAACAGGACACATATAAAGTCCAACAATTGCATCTGGCTTTTGGTTATAGCTTTGCAATTTTTTGGTCAACGCGGTAACGCCTTTCTTATCTACGTTATACGCAAATAATGTACACCCACCGTAAATACCGTCATATAGTGTACCGTCTGGATCTTCTGCCGTGTCACATACCATGCATATAATACACAATGCGTCAAGAACTTTAGTTAATTTACCATACCCATTATATACATACTCACCAGTGTCAAGGTTCTCTGGTATAATGTTAGCACCTATCTGGTCACTTTCTGAGTGTTCTCTTTCAACAAAACAATAATCTGGTGAACAGTCAAATAACCACGTTTGCATAACATCAATTTCAAAACTGATATTAGATGTAACATCATTCACATATTCAACACTTGTGATAAAGGCATAGAACCATTTATTCCCATAAGCTGAATTTTGAAACATCATGTAGTTGCAATCATAAAGACTGTCAGCTTTAATACCGACTCTTGCTACACCTCTTTGTACTCTTTGATAACTATAGTTATTCATATTGTACTTAGTCAATCCACTAAAATAGCTGTACTGTGCGCCTGGACTGTCAAACCATAATGTATGATCATATGTTGTATCTAGTGGCACATCTTTTAGTAACTTTATATTAGTCTGAGGATATATATACATATTAAATTCCTTTCTAACTGATGTGTGGCAGTAACTTAATACCACCACACATCCTTATCATTACCCTTTATCTAATGTAATATCTGTACCAACAGTTGTAGCACCGGTAATAGTTGTAGTAGCTGTGTACTTAGTACCGTCAATCTCTGCTACCAGTGTAATCTCTGTAGCAACCTGACTGTTAGGAATCATAATACCGCCATAACGCTGAACTGCGATGCCAGCTTTGGTTAACGCTTCTGTCTGGATAAAGTTAACGTTATGTGGTTCAAGGCTCTGCCCGTCTAAGTCTGCACTGATTGTAAATACTGTAGCTGTATCACTTTCGTCCTTAGCGCCTACATGTACTGTAATGCTTTCTGGTAATGTGATAGTAGCATCAGATGTTACAAATGTGATAGCATTAGCAAACGGACTTGATGAAACTGTTTTCCATGTGTGGTAGAAATAATTCCAGTAAAGACCGGAAGCTACATATTTTTCTGTAAACTTGTTGTTGTTATCATAAACCTGGAACCAGTTTTCATCAAGAAGAACAGCTTTTACATTATTTAACAGTGCAAGTTCCTGTTCAGTAACTTTTTCAATACCATCAGAGTTAGCACGTATAACTTCAAACCTTTCATTGTCAAAAGTTGAAAAGTTATCAATGAGAAACAGTCTCCCAATAAAATCAGCTTTATCCATGTTAAATGCGCTGGCAAGCACCTCAACATCAAACAAAGCGTTATAAAATGAATCCATAAAGATAATCTGTCTATTTTTTGGCGTGCTAGTTTTTACACCTGCATCGTTATATTTGCTATTCATAAAAGTTAACAGGTTTGACATTCCTCTGAATTGAATTGCACCCACTTTGACGTTATCTGCTGTTCCAAAACTAACAGTATAGGTTTTACCATGTGAAATAGCTTTAATCAGCAGATACTTGAATAAAAGAAACTCGTCATATTCTGCGGCTGTGTATACACTATCTACAATCTGTGCAATAAGATTCTGTACACCATCAATTGATAAAAACGCCTGTCTTAAATCTTCATCTTGAATGGTAACCGGGTACATTACGCGCCAGTTCATTACATGAAATGCTGAACGAACGTCTGGAAGTGTTCTCTTGAACTCTCTTTCATTACCTTTTTCTGGTGTGTATTCAACAACATTAGCAATAGATACGAAAATATCTTCTACGCTTTCACCGAACTCAAGATAGCCTTTTTTAAGAATTGAGTACGGGTTATTAAAGTTAGCTGACTGCACTCTTACAATAGCAATCCTGTTTACCAGTGCATTAAGAAACTGGTTAGCAAATGCCGGTGTTCCGTAAATAATCTCACCTACTTTAGGGATATCTGTCGCTTTAGTAACTACAGGTATACTGCTCTGATAGTCCAATGAAGCGTTCTGACGGATAACATTTAAAATGTCAAGCGTTGTAGCGTTTAATGTACTGTTGGCAATTCTTCTAGCCATTTGTTAGTCCTCCTTAAATAAATCTGCAAATGTTTTGATAGGCTCTGGCTCTGTGTCTGGTTCTGGTTCTGGTTCTTTAGAGAAAAATCTTTCAGTGTATTTCTTACGCCAAGATTCATCGTTTTCCCTGTATTTCTTTTCCCAGTCCTCTCCATCACCGTTAGCCTTAGTTTCCAAGTCAGTAAGCGTGTCTATTACATCTTCAACGAAACTAATAGTGTCATCATCAGTAGCTTCACCGACTCTTGTTCTGATAGATTCGAGAATTTCTTCTCTGGTTCTAACTGCCATGTTAACTCCTTTCTACTCCACTTTAGTCCACTGTGTAGAGTCAAACATATCTTTAAGTTTGATTGACATTGGGTGGTTCGGTGAAAGCATTACCTGACCGCCCTTATCAATCATAACTGTGAACCCTGTTTCATGTTTGTAAGTTCCCTCTTTAAATAACATTATTCATCACCACCTTTCAATTTAATAATGATATTTTAACATCATCCAAACTGGCATTGATTTTTTCTTAGTGGTATGTGTACCACCGCCCCCGCCACCTGCCGATAAGAATCTGTAGATAAGAACAGCATTGTTTAGTCTTTCATCAACTGATAAGAATTCATTTTTTGAAAACCATTTGTTAATTGAAGTATCATTTGCATGTTTCGTAATAAAGTCATAGCATTTTTCTGCATAGGTTACACGGAAATCCCATGTGTGATCGTGAATACCCTCCCAACCTACGTTGAAAGCATGTGTTAATTCAGCTAAATCTGTACTACTGGAAGTAAGAAAATCTGATAACGTGGCATACTGACTAGCTTCATCTCTGGAATACCACACATTTTCGTGAATTAAATAATTTAACTGTCCGACACCATCATCATCTTGATACCCATTTTCTTGAAGCCATTCATGCAACTTATAAAGTCTACCGTGTGTATCTCCACCAGTGTTTGTCCATTGTCCCAGTCCAAAACCAACATTTAAAGCAGTAAATGAACTAGCGTTCTGTCCTTCCCACATTCCAGGGTTTACACCGCTTTCCTGCCACATATTACCACATATTGCTGATACAACGTATGCACTACACCCATAACCAGATGCACCACCCTCGCCATATCTGAATAAACGTGGGAATGATGTTTCGTAATTTTGATTTCCGGTTGTTGAACCTATACTAACTTGATACTCTAGTGGTGCATTGTCTGTGTGCGCTCCCATGAACACGCCTTTTCCCTTGCCACCTTTGTAGCACATTTCTGTATGGGAAACTGAAAGACCAATGTCACCCGGTAAGTATTCGCCACTAGCATCAACTTCTTTGAAACCTAGTGAAAGTAAAACATCTGCTTCTGTGTAAGTTGTGAAAGCGTTATATTTTGGTGCGTAGTTAGGTGTTGTGAATCCACCTGCTAAGAGTGCGTAGTTTATGAAAGAACTGCAATCGTAATATGTGATACCACCTACGGTCTGGGCGTTTCTATATGCCTGACTGTATCCCACGTTAGGGGCATTACACGTTTCGATTGCCCATGAATAAGCTTTGTTTATGTCCGACATGAAATTATCCTAACATCTGGTTAACGAGTTTTTGAACCTCGTCGTAATTGTAACCTGCTTTTTCAAGTCTGTTTTTTCTTTCTTTTCCTACACCCCATACACCTTTAATAACTTCTCTTGCAACTTCGCCGTTCGACTTGTAACCACCTTTTGTAAAGAGTCCATTTACATAACTTTGTACTTCATCATAATTATAACCTGCGTTTTCTAAGAGTCTTTTTCTCTCATTACCTACACCCCATTTACCTGCAATAACCTGCTTAGCTATTTCTTCAATAGTAAAACCTTTATTGCTATTTGTGTTTACACCAGTAAATCGTAAATGCAAATCCCACCCTAGATAATAATTATAATAGGAAGTGACATGAATTTCTTTACCTGTCTGATCACCAGTTTTACCACCTGTTACTGTACCTTTTTCATTGATTGACGCTTCAACTATCTGACTTTCATTGATACTCATACATACGTGGTTTCCCCTGTTTAAATGTATATCACCTGCTTTCCATGGTGCTTTGCAATCTACAAAACCTGCTTTTCTTAACTGTGATTCTAAATTGCCAGTCCATGAATATGGCGATATAGCAAAACCTGCATAGTATAATGCTGTTCCTACCAGTGAACTACAGTCATAATCTGGACCGTTTCTGTGCTGTTGGTCATAACCATGAATATTGTCCTTTGCTGTGGTAATCATGAAAGAAACAGCTTTGTTAATGTCAGCCATATATTACACCTCTCTTATTCAGTAATAATTGTTTTAACCATGTAAGCTACTGCGCAAGAGTGTTCAATAATACAACCCCTAGCAGTTTCCCAACCTTTAGCAAAATATACTAAATCTGCTGTTGATAATAATTCAATAGATTTACCTAAAAACCATAATGGTTTTGCATCATGTGGAGCTGATTTAAAGAAAGAATCAATAACTTCAAATGGCTCGTCTACTGTTTCACTGATCTTTGAAACAATACTTAATCGCTCTTCTTCTATTTCTTTATCTGTTTTTCCGTTCATTGGTTGTGAAATAAATACTCGTAACATTTTAATTTTCCTTTCTGGTGTTTGAAATGTGAAAAAGTTCCATAAGTTTGCCTGGTAAAAGGTCTGAGTTGATTTTGGATATATTTTCTAGTATTGAAACTAGCTCGGTTGTGCATACATAAAGGACAATAACTGGTAATATTGCTACACCTAGTTTAAATCCTATAACATCACCGTACCCATCAACTAACCAAGCCGTAAAATAACAGAAAATAAAACCCACTTTTTTGAAAAGACCATCACGTAGTTTAGCGGATTTAATGTCTTTATTTTTTATGGCTGACACGAGACCAGTTAGTATGTCTAGGGCGTTAAACCCTAACGCTACAAAGATTGGATATAAGTTCTCCATGGTATCTCCTTTCTTATTTAATTCATCTTTATTATAGCACAATACTTGCAAAAAATCAATGGGTATGTTATAATTAAGTATGGAAAGGAGATTTTTGATATGCCAAAATATTATGACGGTACTAAATTATTGTCAATGTTAGATATCAACGGTAACAAACCAGAAATCTATATGGTTACTTCAAACCGGAGTGCGGGAAAGACAACTTATTTCAGCAGACTGTGCATAAACAGATTTCTTGATAAAGGCGAAAAGTTTGGACTTATTTACCGTTATAATTATGAGCTCGATAACGTGGTAGATAAATTCTATAAAGATATAGGAAGTTTGTTCTTCACAGATCATACTATGACATCAAAAAGACGGGCAAGTGGAATTTTCCATGAGTTATTCTTAGACGAAAAAAGCTGTGGGTATGCTATAAGTTTAAACAGTGCCGACCAGTTGAAAAAATATAGCCATTTATTTGCTGATATTTCTAGGCTAGAGTTTGATGAATTTCAAAGCGAATCTAATCACTACTGTCCTGATGAAGTAAGAAAGTTTATTAGTATTCATACGTCTATTGCAAGAGGTCAGGGGGAACAGGTTCGTTATGTGCCTGTGTATATGATAGCAAACCCTGTCAGTCTTATAAATCCATATTATACAAAAATGGAAATAAGTGCTAGACTTCATAAAGATACAAAATTTTTACGTGGCGACGGGTTTGTGTTAGAACAGGGGTTCAATAAATCAGCAAGTGAAGCACAGAAAACTAGCGGTTTCAATCGAGCTTTTAAGAAAGACAGTTATGTTGGATATAGTAGTGAATGTGTTTATTTGAATGATAACCAGAGTTTTATTGAAAGACCTACTGGAAAAAATAAATACCTTTGCACTCTTAAATATAAAGGGTGTGAGTTTGGTATAAGAGAATTTACTGAGAATGGCTACTTATACTGTGATGATAGACCAGATCGCACCTTTGGCTTAAAAATCAGTGTAACTACTGACGATCACGAAATCAATTATGTTATGTTAAAACGTAACGATTTCTTTTTGAATAATCTTCGATATTTGTTTGAACGCGGTTGCTTTAGGTTTAAAGATTTAAGATGTAAAGAAGCCACATTAAGCGCACTTAGTTACTAGGTATATCTACTCATGCGATTAACATTGAGAACATAGGGTAGCACTCTTGAAAGTATAGAGCCTGTGTTACTTGTCGTTTTCGCTGAACGCAATGATTAACACATGGGTTATAGATATAAATAAAACAGAGGGTAAGAACTTAGTTCTCCCTCTGTTTTTACTATTTTACATATAATGAACCATCTTGATTAAGTCTAGGTGTTACGCCTTTATCAGATGATATATACCAAACGTTTGTATCAGGATCTTTAAATGTAAATACAAAAGCTGAACCATTATTAAGTATTACGCTATAGTCAGTTTTTTCAGTTGATACTTTGTTACCAGACGTACACCCTGTTAATGTAAAACAAAATAGCAATAAACATATAATTTTCTTCATGTTTTTACCTCATTTCATATGATGTATCTACCAATAGAACACCACCACGTATCCTCTTTGGTCGTAATTTTCCGGGTACTTTCAATCCTATTTTAAATGAACTATAATCACGTTTAATAGGGTTGTTATATTTGTCAAATAGAAATTCTTTTTCTTCATCACTCCATTCTTTATTTATATCAGCATCACCTGACAGTGATAATTCAAATAAATCTTTGCAACGTTTTGGCATACCTGCACACTTTATATTGTTGTATGGATTTTCAATCGTTTCAAGATTCTCTGCAACTACATGCTCAATGTAGGTTTTCTGTCTTGTGAATATTGCTTTATCCCAACATGATTCCAATTTCCAACAACAAAAGTTTTTATCATGTACTTTGATTCCAACTATTTCTTCTGGTGGTAAATCACAGTGTATACTGTCTGTATCAGCATAAATAAAACCTGCTTTATCAACACCATGATAATTCGCTTGTGCTACTCTGATAGTAAAGTTTCTTGCATAACTTGTGATAGCTGAACCAACAGGAATATACCCTGCTTTCTTGTTTGATTCTGTAACAGGTAAAAATCCAATTGTTTTATCATCTTTCACATATGCCAGTTTGAACGATGAATCTTTACTAGATGCCATTTTTCCATAAAGATTATTAAGAAAAAGTTTAGCCAACTCACGCAATGCACCTTTACTAACAAGCTTCTGGTGTTTGTACTTTTCAATGTATTCATCAAAGATACCTGTTAAGGCGTAAAACCAACAGCCATCAAGTATTTCAAAATCAACTAAATCATAGTGATCTTTCAACAACTGGTAATCTGTCATTGTCAAGACTATTTCAACCCTTGTATCTCTTAATATGCCGTCCTTATCTTTATAGAATGAAAAGTAAGAATCTGTTTTACTGTCATAAATATCTGACGATTCCAGTGCTTCTGTGCCTTTATATAAGTAAGAACTTTTTATCTGTATAAATGGTAACTTATCTTTCTTGATATAAAATCTTGTTTTAACTCTAACAAAATAATACTTATTATCTGCTATAGCTTCGTCTGGAATATAGTTTCCTTTCCAGAAACAAGGTTTACCAATAGGATACCTGTTCCCAGATTCAGAAGACATCATGGACGGGTACAGTGAATTTACGTCAGCCGTAGTTCCGTTTGTTTTTATTTGGTTCTCTTTTCCTTTTACTAAATAACACCAACCACCTCGATATGATTTTCTTATATAATCACCAGCGTTTTCGTATGTATATTCTGTAGGGTTAATACTCACATTATATACGTCTGGAAACATTTCCTTGTACTCTAACTGATTCTTGAGTGATTTCTTACATATATCTTTGTATTCTTCCAAACAACAAGAACCTATTGTCAGCTTATCATGCCCCTCATTGAACATAATTTCAAGTGCTTCTTTAACAACAAGGACATCGTTAGCAATATATTCTTTTTCACTGTCTGATATTTCACACCCTGCATATCGAAAACCTGTGTATTCCATGTCAAGCTTCTTATGCTTTGTACCAAAGTTATCACCAATTCTTTTAACACTAAATGGTAAAAGCTTTAGTGAATCCCTTATTTCAATAAAGTGGTTATTTACTTTTATAATAATGGTATACCACATTCCTTTATCTGAAATACTATATTTAAAGGAATTGTTTTCCATAAATTTTTCCTGTAACCACTCTACCTCATTTATAGCTTCACCTGTTTTTCTATATGCCTGTTTAAACCCTTTATCTATCATCAAATATGATAACCAGAATGATCCGTCAAACTTTAAGTTGTGATAATATGCTACGATATTGCAATCTTGACTTACAAAGTAATTAAACTGTTCATCAATTGAGTGAAATATTTGTACATCTTCTGTGAATAGTTCTACCGAAGCAGACGCCCATACCTCTGTGAACTCTTGTCCTTTGTAAACAGTTGTTTCAAAGTCGCACATAAAATATCTGTACTTTTTAATCTTCAATGGTATAACCTAACTCATTGAACTCAAAAGCGTCAGCTAAGTCCTTTTTATACTGGTCACTTGCATTAGGAAGTGCATTTATAATTCCTGTAGCGTAATCTTCCAACGCTGATTCACTGTCATACTTACTTTTATTCAAATAGTAATGTAAATCTGGTGTTAACATGATAGCTTCTACTACATCATCTATGCCCTGCTGAGTGATTAACTGGTCAATTAAAGAAGTAACTTTATCAGCTATCTCTTTAGGATAATGTGATATGTTATTTTTTATGTCTGCTATTACTGTCCTATTAAACATTCCGTCGTCACCGACTTTTAAATCACCATTTTCGTTAAAGTTCTGAGGTGTTTTTGGAATTGGAATGGCTTCACCTTTTAAGAAATCCGATGTTACCTTTTTCAACTCATTGGTGTAACGAGTTAACTCTGCACCTTTTATTCCTTGCAATTTTAGTTCTCTTTCTGTCGGGAAATACAGTTCGGTTATAAGTCCTTTTTTGTTTAATCGTCTTATGTAGCTGTTGATACGGTTTCTGTTACGTGTATAAGCTGATACTTTCTTTTTTCTTTTTGCCATGAAAAAACACCCTCTTGTCTAAAAAGCGTGTACCGTTTAAAGTACACGCTGTTAATATTTATATGTTACTTAAGACTTTCTACGTCTAACTCACAGTTGATAAAGTCACGACCTGCTTTCGTCTTGCCGGATGTCTTTACGATTGTAAACGATTTACCTTTCATGATATTTGAAATATCGCGAATTGAACGCTTGAACGTTGAAGATTGACAGGAATATACTTTCTTTTCTGGTGTAATTACTGAAAGGATGTCAGCGATTTCACCCCTGGACTCTTTGGTGTCCTCAAATGTCAGAATACCGTCAACTGTAATGTGCGTACCGTCCGGCACATCTTTCATTGAAATGATTGACGGTGCAATCGTCATAAGATACTGCTCAACTTCTGTAAATTCTCTACTACATTCTTTGATTTCTACCATATTCTTTTACCTCTTTCTTTTTTCTGTTATTCTGTTATTCTGTTACGTTTTCTTCTGATGATGTTCTCGGTAACAGAACTTTCGCATGTTCAATGAACTCCTGCTCTGACATACCATAGAGTGTTTCAATTTCTTCCTTATCAACTACGTGTACCGGTTTCAATGTCTCAGTCTCAAGAACCTCTTTTACTTTCTTAAGAAGTGTTTCATCATCCTTATAGGTACGTGGAACTACTGCAATCATATTACAAGGTTCTCCTGTCTCGATGTCTAAGCACATTACGTTAACTTTTGTTGTGGTAATCGTTCTTGTTACCATTGGTACTCTTGCCATGTTTTTCTTCCTCACTTTCTTTATTTTTTAAACGTCAAGATATAATTTAGTGCTATAAAGCACTAGAGCAGGTGGCAGGGTTTGAACCTGCTTCGCGTAAATGAGCGATGAGAGGATTATTTAAGATTTACGCATTTTTACTATTAAACTACACCTACTAAGGGGGTAGGCGGTATAGAAGGATAGAAACTATACCACCTATGGCAAACGTAACTTGGATATTTTGTGCATTTCCTTGCTACAATTATATAATAGCATATACTGGGACGATTGTCAAGTATTTACTTGAATTTTTTTCGAACAAAATACTTATCCAAAATGAACTGCTTATACTGATTTTTAATAGTATCTGCTATAATTTTAGCTGTCATATATGAACTAGCTCGCAATCCGATACGTGGTATAGCTGTATGCCAACATAAACAGTGATTTACATAGATGTCTACCACAAGAGTACCGTTTACAACTGTTACTGATACATCGTCCTTGATGTCCTCTTTGATCATTTCCTTTACTAACTTTACATAGTGTTTACTCATTTTTGTTCCCTCTTTCTTTCTGGTTTTATTTTTTGATTAGTTTCTGTACCTTGTAGGTACTAATGGGCGAACAGCGTTGAAACTGTAATCGTGCCAAACCACGCGCCCTTGTTAGTTTTGACTAACTTTATGAATTCTTAGAATATGTAAATTGACTTGATGAAGTCTAACCGTAATGCACGTTTACCATAATCTTGCTTGATTATCAGTACACCAGAATCAAGTGAAAATGAGTCTGTTACAAAACGCTCTGAATCAGAATCTTTAAATTCTACCATTATACGCACCGTGTTTGACTTTTTCATGCTAACTCTCCTCACTTTCTTTTTTAGCACTTCTAGGCGGAAGAACTGTAGCGTATCTGATAAAGTCCTCCTCTGTCATTCCGAGTAGTAAATCCTCTACAGTGGTGGTGTTGATGTTAACCAACTTGAATGTATCGGTCTGGAAAAGCTTCTGGAGCTTTTTGAGCAGAATTTCATTAGTGTCGTATGTGCCACCAATAGTGTACTCAAGAATGCGTACTTCTGCTGTTGTGACGTCAATTGTCATAACTTCTGCTGTTGTCTGTGTTACTGTTCTTGTTACCATTTTTTCTCTTGCCATAGTAATACCTCTTCTTTCTATTGTAGTGTTGTTTGGTTTCTGCACCTTGTAGGTGCTAATGGGCGGTCAGCGTTGAAACTGAAATCGTGCCAAACCACGCGCCCTAGTTATTAGAACTCATATCCCTGTTCTATTGCATATGAGAGAGTATAATCGTTTACAAATATTATTTCTTTAATTTCATCCTCTGTATAGACAAAAGGTTCGTTATCTTCAAGTATTATTACTGTCCCATATGTGAACTCTATACTATCACACTCGTCAACTGTGAATAGCGACCGTCGTTAAACTTTATAAATATACTCATATTATCACACCTCTTTCTGTTTAACTATTCTCTTGACATGTTTCATATAATAGTGACCATGCCTGATTCAACTTTTCATTGAAAAATTGTTTTCCACATTCATTTTCCATTTTCGTTGTCAAGTCAAAAAGTTTATCTTCCAATTCCTTAATCGTTTCAATGTTATCCATATAGAATACTTTTCTAGATTTCATATTGATTTCTCCTTTCCTTTCTTTGTACCTTTATTATAACACATGTACGGCGGTTTGTCAAGTACCTTTTTGTACTTTATTTTATTTTCTTTTTAATCCCTTCCCTTCCTTTCTTTGTACCTTTATTATAGCACAGGTACGGCGGTTTGTCAAGTACCTATGTGCAACTTTTTTGGGGAAACTGGACATGGGGTTTGAAACGGCGGGCGAAGGACGACAGAGAA